AAGCCGCACGCGATCGAGCGCCCGTAGAATTCGGAGCCCTCAAGGAATCGCTTATAAAAGTCAACCGCACTTACAAGCGCGCCGGGGTGGTCATGTCGCTTGTCGGTAAGAAACGAGGCTTTCAGCGATACTACCGGGGACGCAAGAACAAAGAAGGTAGAGCCGTTGGCGATCTCCCTAGCAATATTATTTCCCTAATTCATTTTGGTACCTCGAAAACAAGGCCGAATCGTTTTATGCACCGGGCTTTTGTTTCAGCCAAGCCGAAGATGAAGACCCGCTTTTTCTCGAAGATGAAGCGCGATCTCCCTAAAGACATTGCGCGAGCAAAACGAAAGGGGGCGCTATGAGTTTCGAAAGCGATCTATATTCCTACCTTTCGACCCATGCCGACGCGACCGCATTGCGGGCGATTGTCTCAACGCGTATTTACTGGGCAACTACGCCGCAGAATCCGACGTATCCATATATCCAGATTTCAACGGTATCGAGCGAGCCTCAGCACACGCTCGGCGGTGACGATGGGTTCACCGAGACCCGCTTGCAGTTCTCGGTTTTCGACCGAGTGCATACCGTCTGCCTATCCGTGCGCGATGCCTTACGCACCATCTTGCACGGCAACCAGCGAATCACCGAAGGCAGCACCACCTTTCAATCGATCCTTATGGGAGACGTGCGCGAACTCTGGGAGGACGACGCGCCGGGCGGCTTCATGCACATGCCGATCGATTTCGATTTTATTCACTCAACTTAATTATAACGAAAGAAAACAATGGCCAAAACAGCATCCATTTTTGGAAAACTTAAACTTTATGACGGTGTAAGCGCATACGACGAGATCACCAACATTGTGAGCATCAGCGGTGCTTCTGCTTCTATGAGCACAATCGACGCAACGCACCTGAGCTCTGCCAGCTACTTTAAAGAATATCTTGCCGGGTATCTCGATGGCGGTGACGTGACAGTCGTTTGCCACCTCGATCCAGAATCCGCAGACGGTTCAAATCAACTACTTGTTAAGGCGCACTTTGAAGCCCGCACAAGCGAGACGTTCCGCATTGTGTTGCCGACTGGACCTTACGCTGGCTTTACCGCGTTCGTGACTGGCTGGAACACCTTTCAACTTGAGCAGGAAGCCGTAGTCGGTCTGGAGTTTACGCTCAAGATCACAGGCGCGATCACTTACGCAGACTCAGAATAATTAATCTACCTAAGCGATGTCTGACCCCAAAGTCACAGGCGAGGTGGAGATTCAATTAGATCAGCCGCGCCTCATCAAGTTCGCACACTTTTCACGCTTTCGGCTTGGTCGGTTTTCCGATCAAGCTGGTGGCGGCGAATTCACTTACAACAACCTTTTGATTTACGTTTGGGCAATGCTTCCAAAGGCGGCGCTTAAACGCTTTCCTGACCCTGAAGACCTGGGTGAATTCATCACGCTTGATAATGTGGAGGATTACTTTCCGAAGGTGCTTCAGGCCATCAAAGCAGGAACTGATAAACCGGACGACGACGAAAAAAAAACGCCCTGAAAACTTGGGCATTCTACCGCGTAGAGATCGGACTTACTGAAGATGAATATTGGAATTTCACACCTAACCAGCTTGCCGCCTTGGAATCTGCCCACCGTAGACGCCGCGCTTCTGAATTGGTGGATTTTGGCAATCTTCATAAGCGCATTCATTACCTGCCTCCAAAGTCTGGTCAAAAGATCGAATGGTTTGAAATCGACGAGTTTTACGACGACGGCGAACCCAAGCCGGAACCCGTCGAACTCAGTGAAAAGGGCAAGGCGCTGCTCCTTAAACTCAGCCTTACAAGCAGAAAGGACTAAACGCTAATGGCTGCAAATTCACTAGATACCTATGTAATGGATTTGCGGGCACGTACCGCAAAACTTGAGACCGATCTCGACAAGGCCAACAAAAAGATTCGGGCGAAGATGTCGCGGAGCGGTAAAATGATGTCTAAGGACATGACCGCTATGTTTGCCAAAGTAGGCGCGGCGCTAGGGGTTACGGTTGGACTAGATCAACTCCGGCAAGGTATTCTAGGTGCCGTTCAAGCCGGAAGCCAACTACAAACGACGGCGGATAAACTCGGGCTTACAACCGATGCTTTGCAGGAATTGCGATACGCGGGCGATCAGTTCAATGTTCAGCAAAATACAACAGATATGGCGCTGCAAAGATTCGGAAGAAGAGTCGCAGAAGCAGCCCAAGGTACTGGAGAACTTAAATCTACATTAGATCAATACAATATATCAACTCGTGATTCTCAAGGGAATACTCGAAGCCTGATGGCAGTCTTAGGAGATTTTGCGGATGTATTAGCGGGACTTGATGATGTGAACGAGCAAAACCGCATTTCTATGAAAGCCTTCGATTCTGAAGGGGTTGCGTTTGGTGCGGTTATGCGAGCCGGTGCTGCGGGGTTAGCAGAGTTTCAAAATCAGGCGCATTTATTTGGGCAAGTTATAGAGATTGAGGCCGTTCAACGATTGGCGCAAGTAGACAAGCAATTGAAGCGCGTTACAGGCGGCTTTAAAAGTTTCTTTGCGGGCATGGTGGCTGGAGGCTTAAATATGACCGATCAACTCGGGATTACCGGCCTTGAAGCTGAACTCAAAAAGGTAAATGAGGACATCCGCCAAGTTGAGGAATTAAACGCGACCGGTGGACGTGGATTTGGCCGCGCTTTTGCAGGCGTGGGTGTCAGTGATAAAGACATAAGCGTTCTTAAAATTCAGCAACGAGCAATTTTAGACGAGTTACTTAATGACACGGTGACCACTGCCAAATCAATGGAAGCCACATTGCAAGATGCATTTGCAAAACTTGATTTGACGCCAAAGGGTTCAGAGGATTGGGAGTTGATGAACGCAAGAGTTTTTGAACTCTTAGAGACATCTGGAGAGTGGGATCAAAAGGTGAAAGATTTAGTAAGCAGGTATCCTCAGCTTGCGGGCGCAGCTCAACAACTTACGGCTACCCATGCGGAAATGATCCCTGCACTTTCTTTAACTGCAACCGAGACTTCCCAGCTCGCATCAATTCTCAACAGCACCGAGACCGACGCCGAGAAGTTCCGAGCCAAAATTGAGATATTAGGAAAAGCCATACAAGCGCAACCCGAGCGCATAGAAGAATTTAAAGAAGCCATCGAACGCTTGGGAAAGCAATACATGGAATCGCTCGAACCCGACAAGATGGATAAACTCTTGGAAGCCTGGGAGGGCATGTCGCAAGGCATGTCTTCGAGCTTGTCGAATGCGTTACTCGAAGGAGAGCAAGGACTCGACGGCTTTCTAAGTCGTATGCTCAATAAGCTTGCTTCAGCAGCTCTTGAGGCGGCAATCGTTGCCCCGTTCTTAAATATGCTCGGCATGGGTGGCGTCGGCGGAGGATTAATAGGCGGCATTGGTTCGATTCTTGGATTTGCCGATGGAGGAAGCCCGCCCGTTGGAGTTCCGTCAATTGTCGGCGAACGCGGACCGGAGTTATTCGTCCCGAAGGTTGCCGGGACAATTATACCAAACCACGCGATGGCGGGTGGAGGCGGCAGCACTGTTTTTAATATTAAACAAGATTTGCATTTCGACGTCGGCTTGGAGTCCGTAGACAGTCGGATTGCCAGCGCCGCGCCCATAATCGCTCAGGCGACCGAGGCGCAGATCCTCGACAAGCAAAGAAGGGGGAGAAGATAAATGCCTACCTATCCGTTAACTATACCTAGCGAGTTAAAAGTCCGCTCGCACTATCTCCGAAAGCAGCACGCTGTCGGAGTCAGTGAAAGCCCGTTTGATTACCAGCAGCAAGTTTATGTTCACGATGGCGAACGGTATTTGCTCGATCTTACCTTCGCGCCGGTTGCCGATGCAGACGCCGCCGCAGTCATTACTTTTTACCAAGACATTCAAGGCATGGAGGGCACATTCTCCATCGATATTTCAGGCTATGACAAAAGCGTGTCGGGGGATACCTCGATCACGTTTCGACTAGCAAAAGGGGGAGCGCCTGGGTATCGGCAATCCATAAATGGCATTTGGGAATTCGATTCCTTACAACTCGCGGAAGTGGTTTAAATGGCGCGAGACTTAACGGCAGGCATGGTGACTGAGTTTACCGCAGGAACTTTGAGTCCTCGGCTGCTTGCGTATTTCGATTTCCCATCCGGGGCGGTTCGCGTTTGGAACGGCTCAGGCAACCTGTCCTGGAACACCTATACTTGGTCTGGAATCGGAACCTTTGGCACGTTCAAGCCCGCGCAAGGCGGGACGGATATTTCGGCCCAAGGCGCAGAGTTTGGACTTAGCGGGATTCCGTCGAGTTTGATTTCTACCGCACTTGACGAAGCCTACCAGAATCGAGATTGCGAGCTCTGGCTTGCGTGCCTCGATAGCGGCGGTTCAGTCGTCTCCACGCCTTACAAATGGGCGGGCCGGATGGACGTTATGACGATCGAAGAAAAGGGCGAAACGTCTGATATACGTATCACCGCTGAAAGCCGATTAATCGACCTAGATAAACCACGCGTGCGGCGTTATACGAATGAAGATCAGCAGCAAGAATACTCGGGCGACCTTGGCCTGGAGTTTGTAACCGCCATTGCCGATATACCCATCCACTGGGGCGCCAAGAATCAGGAGCGCACCATTCCCAAACGACCAAATCCACCCAAATCAGCAGTCTAGCAAATGACTAACAACGGCTATAAGAAGACAGAAGAAGACCGACCCGAAAACTGGTCGTCTCTTCTCGCTGTTTATTTAGATGCTCGCCGTGCTACTTCGTTTGAGTGGGGCAGTCAAGACTGCTGTCTCTTTGCGGCGGATTGGGTCAAAGAATGTTTAGGCATCGATCCGGCTGAGCAATGGCGCGGCCAATATAATACCGAGGCAGGCGCGCTGAAGATTTTAAAGCTAGGCAACGGCATAAGAGGATTGGCCAATGCAACCTTTACGAGGTGCAAGGTGGGTTTTGCACACAGAGGTGACCTAGTAGCCTTCCAGGACCCGAGCTTAAAAGGGCCCGCTTGGGCTACGACTTCGTTAGGAATTCTGGATGGTAGATATGGCCTTTTTGCAGGGCCCGAGGGCGTGCAGGCCGTTCCCAGAAATGAACTAATGAAAACGGCTTGGAGGGTCGGCAATCTATAATGCCTGCAGTAGTTGTAACCATCGGCCGGGCAATCGCCATTGGCCTTATGAAAATCGGCGCCAGTGCAACAGCCTCCATTTTCATTGCTCAGAGCACGCTGTATTTAGCTGGCACGTATGTCCTTTCCGCTGCCTCAGCCGCGCTACAGAAAAAACCTGATTTCGGGGATTTTCAAAGTGAAGCTGTCCGCCGGCTTAGTAGCACACGAGGCGCAGCCGCTCCTCGCCGGGTTGTTTACGGAAAACAAAGAGTGGGCGGCCACTTGGTTTACGTGGAATCACATGGGGACGATAACAAGTATCTTAATACTGTTTGGGCTTTAGCTGGGCATGAGTGTGAAGCCATAGACGAGGTATGGTTGGATGATACCTTACTAACTTTCAAATCCGGGGATTCCGGACACGTTTCCAACTCTTCTCTTTATTACCCAGACACCACTGTCTCTTTGGTCTTCGTCAACAAGCATCTAGGCACGGCCGCGCAAACTGTAGACGGTGACCTAGATGGCGTTTCGAGCAACTGGACTAGCAACCATCGATTACGAGGAATCACTTACCTTTATATAAGGCTGCATTACCAGCAAGAGCGATTAAATCAGATACCGAATGTTACCGGCGTTGTGCGTGGTAAGAATGACATTTACGATTTTCGGGATGCCTCAACAGGTTACAGCACAAACGCCGCCTTGTGCACTGCTAACTACATGATGGATGCAAGCCTTGGCTTGGGCATAGCTCAGAATGAAATTGACAGCACAACTATCCAAGCCAGCGCCAACGTATGCGACGAATCAGTCGCGCTCAATCCGTCAGGCACTGAGAACCGATACACACTCAACGGCAGTTTTGAAACGTCTGTTTCTCCTAAGCAGATCTTGGAAAAAATGCTTACCTCTATGGCGGGCAAGATGGCAGATCCTGGCGGCGTCTGGTATATCCACGCTGGATCTTACACGGCGCCCACGGTTACACTTAATGAAAGCCATTTACGCTCAGGCTTCCAGGTGCAGACCAAACCAAGCAAGTCCGACAACTGCAACGCCGTGCAAGGGATCTACGCTAATCCAGACGCTAACTATCAACCCGACGACTTCCCGGCGGTTACCAATAGCACTTACGAAACCGAAGATGGCGAACAAATTTGGAGGGATATAGAGCTCCCTTTTACCACAAGCTCAGCGACCGCCCAACGCTTGGCCAAGATCGAATTGGAACGCACACGCCAAGCTTTGCAGATTTTCTTCCCGGCCAATATGCACGGTTACCAAGTGCAGGAAGGCGACACAGTTGCAATCACCTTGGCCCGCATGGGTTGGACTTCCAAAGTTTTTCTTGTCGAAGAAGCGACTTTAGTGATCGAGCCAAGCGGCGACGGAGCAATCTTCGGGTGCGATCTACTTTTGAAGGAAACGGCATCGACGGTTTTCTCTTGGTCTTCGGGTGAAGAAACTACCGTTGACCCGGCGCCGAATACCACCTTGCCCGACCCAGGCAGCGTGGCGGCTCCAACCTCTTTGACCGTTACCAGCGGGACCAATGAATTGATTGCCAAGAGTGACGGCACCATCATCAGTCGAGCAAAACTCGCCTGGACACAACCGGTAATCGGCTTTGCCCAACGCATACAAGTGGAGTATAAAAAATCTGCTGATGGCATCTGGATCAAACTCGCACAAATCCCATTTCAAGAAACCAACTTTTGGATTTCCGACGTGGAAGACGGCACCTCTTACGACTTCCGCATTGCTTCAGTCAATGGTTTAGGTGTGCTGAGTAGTTACGAAACTGTCAGCGCTCATACCATTGTCGGCAAGACTGCAGCGCCCGGTGTGCCGACTGGGTTTAGTGTGACGGCAGGGGTTGAAAAAATTCTCGTCGAAGCAACTGCCCCAAGTGATGTGGACCTATTCCGTATCAAGGTGCAGTGGGATACCGTGAACACCTTCGACTCCGAGCCCTATGAATTCGGCGTGGCCGTCGACCGTAGTGCTGAAATTCATTACGATATAAGTCGTCGCTTAATTAGTGGTTTGCTGGTCCCGCTGGAACCCGGGAAAACGATTTATGTCCGTGTCCGAAGTATGGATACCACGGGAAATTATAGCGCTTATACAAGCGCCTTGTCCGTGACTACGCTGGCGACGAATATCGACGTGCCTGACTGGAGACGATACGGCGAAATTGGCGGTGCTGCCGACTTCGTTTACTCACTCAACAAAAACTTTTCAGGCGTGGCCGACAATGGCGAATTGCTTGTCGAGGGGACCGAATTAATCAGACCCGACGGAACAAAATACACTTTCAAAAAAACATCAGTTCGAACCGACCTGGAAGGCACCACCACTGGCATTCGCTATATCATCCACTTGAACAATTCCGATGCCGCCACACTCTGGCCGCTTGGATCTTGGGGAAGCTCAGACGACACCAAAGTGAAACTAATCGCCGTCAAAGCTATTGGCGTCATTTCAGGCGTCATGAATTTCCAGGCAATTGATGACGATGGCGACGGTTACACTCTCAGCCCAAATCAATCTTACACCCTACTCGCGAAGATTGAAAAGACCGATTCAACCGGAGGAATCAATGGCCTTTGGCCACTCCACACCGGCCTTTTCACTTACAATTATCTGGAGATGGGCCTTGACGCGACATACGGCGGCAGAGTGCGCGTCTACGATGACGACGACGGCACAACCGTTCTGGCAAAGTATGAGGGAGCCGCAGACGGTGGAATGTTGGAACTCAACGACGACGCCGGATCATTGCGCGCCAAAGCTTATGTCGATTCTTCGAAACGAGGTCGCTTGAATTTATATGACGACCTTGGATCAAATTCGGTCGTCCTTTATTCAGCGACGGACGGAGGATCACTGATCCTACGAGACAACTCTCTTAATACCCAGATGGATCACTATGTTGACGCGACTCAAGGAGGAGTTTCTCGATGGTATGACACCTCGTCAGAAGTTGTCTTGATCGCTAAAGCCGGAGTAAATGGAGGTTTCATTTCTGTCTATAATGATGCCGCAACACCTGCTGAAAAGATCAGGCTTTACACGAACCCGGACGGCGGACGTATTGTGATGTGGGATTCGGCAGCGTCTATCAGCATCGACATTGACGCAGAAAGAGGAGCCGCAGGAGTCGCAACGATTGCCTTGAGCGAGTATCGGAGCTACAATTCAAGCGATACGGACGTGACAGGACTGATCAACGGATCGACTTTTGGGACACTGATTCAGGGACAAACGAGCGGACACGTCGTGATTGGAATTCGAGGGAATGACTCCTCTGATTCTTTCGCGATCATCAAGGACGAAGCAAACGCTACGGGCCTTGGTTCATATGACACGCGACTTTTCGAGATCGATTCAACGAATGCCTTTTTTGAAACGGAGGTGAAAATCGAGAATCATTCTCTCTGGGTCTACAATGGCTCATCCGTCAATGTAGGAAAGATCGATGCGAGTGGATGGTTCTGGTCACTAGATTCGAGCGGATACCGAGCAGTGATGGATCCGACGAACGGATTTAGAGTATTCAATACATCACAAGTTTTCCAAGGCGGAATCGACATCAATGGCGAGGCTATTTTGAACGAGTTAAGACTGACGACTCCGACAGTTCCAACAAGTAACACGTCAGCGGGTACAACCGGAGACATTTCAATTGATAGCGCATACCTTTATGTCTGTACAGCCACCAACACCTGGAAGAGGATGGCCCTCGACCTAACATCATGGTAATCAAAAACTGCAAACCACAAATATCATGCCAAAAGTAAACGTCACCATCAGCAACGCTTCCACAAGCGACCAACGCACCGCAGCATTTATTCTTGAACAATACAACGCAAAAAGGACTCAGAAGGGAGAGCCTTTGTTCACGAATATTTCCGAGATCGTCGAGTTTGACGTTGAGACTCGTCTTTTCCCGAAGTGGGGACGGATGGAAGCTGACGCCCGAGTCGAACAGGAAAACCTCCTGACTAAATTTTGGAACGCGGACGAAGCAACCCGCGATCAGATCGTCGCGTTATTGCCTAATTTAGACTAACAAATCAAGCCCCCAAAATAAATACCATAATGACAATTCCAGAAATGCAACAAGCCTTACAAGCTATAGACCAGCAACGACAAGCTAAACTAAAAGACCTCCTTAGCACGGAGAAAAACTTGGAAATACTGAAGTCAGACGTGGCGCACCTTACAGGCAAATCCGAAGTATTCAATCAGCTGATACGCGAAGCTGATAAAAAAGAGGCTGATCAAGTACAGAGAGCCGCAAGCAATGAGGATTAAGAAATATGAACCATTAACAAATCACGATGATGACTTATAGTTTAGGAGAAGACATATTTAAGAAAATCACAATCAAAGATGAGAGTGGTGCGGTGGTTGATATATCAAATGCAAGTTGGGAAATATACTTTGGTTTATTTCGCCGTAAATCTTTCGTCTGGTCAGACGCTACGGTGCAAAAAAGCATCACAGGTGGGGGGATAACAAAAACCGATGCCGTCAATGGTGAAGCCGAAATTCATATTGAGGATGTAGATACAGAAAATGAGAACCTGGGAGCCTACTATGTGTGGATAAAGGTCGTCAATCCCACCGGTTATGAGTGGGACGTCATCAAAGGCGAAGAGATGGTCTTTAATCATTCACCAATGAAAAACCTTTAAATAAAGACCTAAAATTCTACTAAAAAAATATTATGGCAAATGCATTTTATAAACCTGGGTTAAAAGCCTTTTTAGACGGCGGTATCGACCTGCTTACCGACACCATAAAAGTGGTCTTGATTGATGCAGCAGATTATACCTTTTCTGACGCTCATGACTTCTTAGACGATGTTGCGGCAGGTGCTCGAATTGCCACCGCAACACTAGCTTCGAAGACCACGACGGACGGCGTTTTTGATGCTGCCGATGTGACCTTCACATCGGTGACGGGCGACCAATTCGAGGCTGTCATTATCTACCGTGACAGCGGCGTGGAAGGCACTTCTGAACTAATCTGCTATATCGACACCGGCACTGGCTTCCCGCTCACACCAGACGGCGGCAATATCGACCTGACGTTTGATTCAGGAGCTAATAAAATCTTCAAAATTGGCTGATTGATTGATGCCACTTGAAACGTCGAGAGAGCTACGCGGCAACTTGGGCAATGGTGCCCAGTTGGATGGTGGTCTGACCGAAGGACAGGCGCTGCAAGCGTCCTTGTCGTCTGGCAGTGGCTTGCGTGGCACTCTCTCGACGGGACGTCGCTTGGTCGGCGTGTTGGAGGATCTCGTTCCTGAGATACGGGCAATTATCGGAGCGACGCCTTTGGTCGCGCTCGGCGCGTTTGGCACGTTGGCAGCCGCGAATGTCTCGCCGCAACCAGTTGCAATTAATGCCCTTGCATCGGCCTCTGCCTTTGGATCACCGACGTTGGCCAGCGTCACCGCGCAAACGCTTGAACTCACCGAACTGGCAGGCGACGCCGCATTCGGATCGATCACGGTAGAGGATCAACAACTCTCTCTAGTACTGGAAGCCCTGACTTCGACCGCCGCCTTCGGATCGCTAACGGTTGCGGACCAGCAACCAGCTTTCACTCTCACCGGACTCGCCTCATCAGGCGGTATCGGCGAGCCTGTGATTGGAATAGCAAGACAATCGCTAGATCTGACTGCGTTAACATCGAGTATTATCTTTGGATCGCCAACCCTTGCAAATATTGCGGGTCAAGCTTTGGATTTGGCCGGGATTGGTTCGAGTGCCGCGATCGGCGAACCAGTCGTTACCGACCTTAATCCAGCGGTTACTTTGACCGGCCTGGCTGCGGCCTCAGTAGTTGGTAATCCAACCCTTGCAAACACATCTCCACAAAATTTAGATCTATCTGCATTTGCAGGTGCCTCGGCCTTTGGATCTTCGACCCTCGCCAACGTAGCTGCACAACCCCTCGGCCTTACTGGTCTGGCTTCGAGTGCCGCGATCGGCGGACCAGTTGTTACCGACCTTGAACCAGCAGTGACGTTGACCGGCCTAGCTGCAGCCTCAGTAGTTGGTAATCCAACCCTTGCAAACACATCTCCACAAAATTTAGATCTATCTGCATTTGCAGGTGCCTCGGCCTTTGGATCTCCGACCCTCGAAAAGACATCACAAGCTTTGAACCTATCCAGCCTGGTCTCGAATGCTGCATTTGGTTCGCCGACGATTTTAACTTTATTACAAACGCTTGAACTCACAGGCTTAACAAGTGGGGCTTCCATCGGATCTCTCACAATTGCGGTTGCAGTTGATTCAGACCTCGCAGCATACCTTGACCGTGTTAGTGACAATGGTGGTACCCTGTCTGCGGCGGAAGAAACAGCCATGGGCAACCTTATCGCTGGGCTGAAAGATGGTGGATACTGGGCAGGATGCACACATCTGTTTTGCTTTATCGGGACTGACTACAACGCAGCCAAAACATACGTTAAGGGTGGGCAGGATGGCACCAGTGGGGGAAGCGTGAACATCTTTGACGGCACTCACTATGCAAGGGAAACAGGTTTTTATCGAGAATCATCAAGCGTGTACAACTGCGAATTTCATTTAGGGTCCAATAGCACTTTTGATTGGAGTGGCAGTGACCCCATCTCTGCATATTGGTGGGGACGAAACAGCCGGAATGGTGCAAGGCAGGGATTACATCCGGCGAGTGGGTCAGCAGATCGTTGGTCTCTGCCATCCTACCACGAAGGTGCTTATGGCGGTGGTTGGCAAATCAAGGCCAGAAAAGCAACCGGCGCGACTCAAGAGAATGGCTGGGGGGGAAGCAGCCTTGATACCGCAAGCTTTGTGGGAATGGCTTATGATGGCAGCACGGGATTTGCATGTCGGTCTATGAATCAGTCAGATACAAAGTCAGGCGCCAGCCTGACTTTAAGTTCCACGATCAAAAGCTTAAATTCTGCGTTTGAAATCACAGTGGACAACCCTGTTTTAGGAGTGGCCCTCTGGGACGGAGTGGAACACACCAACGCAGAAATGGATTCTATAAATGAACTGTTTCATGACTTCGCCACCGATTGCGGAATAACTATGGGAGCCTACAATCCAGATACTGACTAATCCAACTTTTTTAAATTAAAACATGATAAAAACAATCATCTAAAACCATGAGTGATCCTATCAAAGATATGAATGGAAACTGGGCTCGTCTGTTTAAACTCCTCCTCGGATCATACATACCGCTTATTATGATTATCTGTGGGGCCCAAGCTTATTTCTTTAACACAATAGGGAGTATACGCACCGATGTCTCCCTCAACGCCGTTACAACCGATTACGTAAAGGAAAGCCTGATTGATATTAAGCTATCAGTCAAAGAAATCAGGGGTGATATTGAAAGTGTGAGAAGTGAGGTGATCACCCTGCCGCTTCTAAAAGAAGAATTTGGTCTAATGCGCCAAAAAACCAATGATGTAAGTGATTTCATCAATCAACTGGAATATGAGCTGAACCAGCATACAAAAAGCCACAGCAAGCAATGAAACAAACATCAAAATTTATAATATTCCTTGTTTTAAGTTCTCCGCTTGTCGCTCAAGTCTTTAATGAGGCTGAACTCAAAGAACTAATACGCGAAATTGTAGTTGCGGAGCAGATCATCCCGCAAGAGCCACTTACAAAAAAGGCAATTCAAGATGCAATGCGCGAGGTATTGCAGGAATGGTCTCCTCCTACGCCGGAACCGGAACCTATTCCAGAACCGGAGCCTATACCAGAACCCGAGCCAGAACCGCAACCCATGCCGAATGATAGCATCGAGATCGTCGAGGCAGGTTACAGGCACGTAGACATGCGATGGGAGAACACGTGGCCGGACATGGCTCCCGTAATGATTCAAAGAAGTGAGCTAGGTACGTTTAACGAACCGCAAGAACTGGAAGAGAATCAAAGCTTGCAGACCTTTCGTTGGTTAGGAGTCAATGCAGAACGGTACAATGATTTAGACAGCATAAAGGAGAATACCGCCTATTTCTATCGAGTAGGTGCGGTGCTTAATATCGAAGACGTTCGAATCCGAGGGGCAAAGCCTATCTACTCTGAATGGCTATATGGATTAACCAGAACAGAAACACTAGATAGCAATCGGGACCGGGTCTATTCGGTGGCTGCCTATGGTGCGATTCCTGACGACGGGCACAATGATTATCCGGCAGCCGAAAAAGCGTTTCATGCAGCACAGGCCGCAGGAGGTGGAACAGTATTCTTTCCCGAGGGTGATTGGGATCTCTGGCCGGATGAACCTAAAGCAACATTGTTTCTTGTCACCGCAAACAATATCACTTTCCAGGGTGTCGCTAACAAATCAAAGCTCAAATTTTATCTATCCGGCAAACGCCCGCTAACTGAGTGGGACATGGTAGACGGGAAACCTAAACGGTACTTTGTATTTTTGACCAACAATTGCGAGGATTTTACTCTTCGCAATCTGCATTTTGACATGAACGCCCGCCCAGTCAATACGGGCAAGGAATGGTATTCCCACGATCAAATAAAATACCAGTGGGATACCTCCCACAAATTGGTTGCGAGTTTCGATCAAAGGAAGTTTGACCGGCTATTAATAGAGGGAATCACCGCCACCGATTGCCGGGGCGAAATGATTTACAACGGGGGCGAGAGTGGAAAGATCCTGATTAAAGATTCAAACTTTGCCCGATCAAATAGTTCCACAATCTCAGGCACCTTTGACCTTGAGCTTGTCAACAGCAGGATCTCAGACAGTGCCAACTCTGCCGTCGAATCAAACCTTCGAAATGGCAAGAACCACATCGCACGAGGGACGCACTTTATTGGACTAGATACTTTGATCAATGTCCCAGGAAAAAAGAATTTTGGTGGGTGGCTTTGCTTCAATGCCGAGGGCACTTATCAATCTGTTACCGATTGCACCTTTGAAAAGTTTGTCGCTGTAACCTTCGGAACCTGGTATGAGTGTCGCAACGGGTTTAGATTCAATTGCACCTTCAAGCCGATGTCATCAGACGGCGCTGGCAATATGTTCTATAACTGGACGAGCAGACAGGACTTATACGATCTTCAAGGCGGGTTCTCAAATGTGCTCTGGATAGGGGATACAATTGAGGTGGATCGCAATTGGCCAAACCATAAGAAGTTTTTTTATTCACAGTCACAGACCGGGCAACTTGAAACACCCTGGCGGTGGGTCGATGTGCATTTCAAAAAGACCGGCCCGGACAATTACAAAATTAATCGCATATGGGAAGATCAAGGCGGTGCAGCAGTTCGAACCAATGCTGTGTTCTATTGGTGGAAGGCGGACCCTGGAATCCGGTTCGATGCCTATATGCTGCAAAAAAAACCGGGAAATCAATACGCTGAGTTTATCGAATTTTTAAACTAATCAAATAAAACAAAAATTATGAAGAAACTACCAAAGAGCCAATGGATAAACTTATTGTCCGCCTTGGCAGCGGCTGTCGGGACTATTCTTCAGTCCCTAGATATAAATTTTACTGAGGAGATTATGCAGAGTTCCCTTAATTTGTCGATCATCATTCTTGGCATAACAGGCTGCTACGCAACGCCAGCAGGAAAGTTGCCTGGATTAAAACCATGAAACTGAATCTCTCGACAGTGGCAGTTTTGCTGAGTCTGATCGCTTTTACAGGCTGCCAGAACTCATACGAACGCCGAGCGTATCAAACGCTCGACACAACGCAGACGCTTGTCGAGGTGGCAATGGCTACCTTCAAGGCCCTGAATATCAGTGGCAAGGTAACCGCGCAGGAATACGACGATATTTCAGTTTACTATTCCGATTACCAAGCGGTGATGAACGCGGCCATCGATGCAGCTTCGGGCGACTTGAATCAATTCACACCCGAGACCGCGATGCGGCTTTCGGTGCAATTAATCTCTTTAATAGAAAGGTTTGAAAACCGATGACCTATTCACAAATAGCAGTGCTTGTTTTTGAGATAGGGTGGCCCGCCGTGGAACGCATCCGGGAAGGAATCAAAAACGGCGACGAGGAGGTGTCCGACGAGCAATGGAATGAACTCCGCATCCGCGTCAACCGTCGATTCAAAGACATCGCTGGACCCCGGCCGAAAGAATAGAATTTTGGGGTAACTGATTGAGAAAAAAGCGCGCCGTCTGGGTGACCGGGCGGCGTGTCTTTTAACATTTAAAAAAGGATTTATGGCAGAGAAATTTTCTCCCAAGCAGATAAATGAACTCAACAAGCAAAACCTTACTGCCAAGCAGAAGGCGGCACTAGAGGCCTTTGAGAAATACGGCTCGCAAAGGGCGGCAGCCAAATCCCTGGGCTTATCACGCTCCGCACTTCAGTGCCATTTGCGCGCCATCGAACGACATGGGGTGGTCCCTTATCTTACCCCGCTTAAACAGCCGGATCACATGCGTTTGACCAATACCACGGTCGAGATCGATGCACAGGGAAAGGTCACAAGAGAGTGGAGGCGATTGCAGCCCGAGCTTCTATTCGCAGAAGAAGTCGTGCATGGGCTTTGCGAAAAGGTAAAAGGCACCGGCAAGGTTACCCCCAGACGATCAAGGAAAACCGATACCGACGAACTTCTTTTCGAGCTGGATATATTCGATCCACACGTGGGAATGTTTGCCAGCGAGAAGGAAACCCTGGATTCAGATTACAATTGCAACATCGCAACCGAAAGAATGCTTCAAGCGTGCTACGACCTGACAGACCGAATAAAAGACCGGCGACCAAGCAAGGCGGTCTTGGTATTTGGTGGCGATATAATGCACTCCGACTTTCGCTCCAACCGCACCGAGCACTCGGGTCATGTGCTCGATGTAGATTCCCGGTTTGATCGCGTAGTGGATTACACCATAGCAGTAATCAAGGACTGCGTGAAGATTGCCGCCGCCGTTGCCGACAAGGTCGAGGTGATCATCGTAAAAGGAAATCACGACTGGCACTCATGCGTATGGCTCCCGAGGGTTATTGCGGCCAAGTATTGCAACTCCCCCAATGTAAGCGTCAACCTCGCCCGCTCGCCACGTCGCCACATGGTTTGGGGAAATAACCTGCTCGTCTGGGCACACGGTGACAAGGTCAAGCCAGCTAAGTGGCAAAACTTAGTCGCCGCAGAGCTGCCCGAAGCCTGGGGGAACACTCGATGGAGATACCTTCGCCTAGGGCATGTGCATCATCAAAAGATCATTGCCCCCATCCAGATCGAGGAACAAGAAGGAATCGTGGTCGAGTATCTGCCCGCCCTATGCCCCGCAGATGCCTGGCACGCAGAGAGTGGCTACATCGGCAATCAGAAAGGCGCGAGTGCCTTCGAGTATCACCGAGACGTCGGCCTTCAGACCCGTTTCTATCATAACGTGAATTAATACGCTAAAGGGTGGAACGCTTTTCAGGGTACAATCTGAAACCACAGCCTTCCATTTTCATGGGTCGCGTTGCCTCGGTAGTGTTGATTAAGCATATCTAGGCTCGTGTGGCAAAGAAGCGTTGCCGTCTTTCCCACATCCTTGAAAGCGGCGATATGATAGGTGCAAAAGGAATGCCGCAGGCAATTGCGAGGATGCCTTATATTCGCCCTCAGAAACGCGTGTCGCTTTGCCTCTTGGTATTGCCTCGCACTCATCCTCCAAGCGTCTTGTGGCGTGCATAGAAGCCATTGCCAAAGATTCTCGGGGAAGCCATCGACATAAACCCGCCTGCGTGTCTTGATCTTGTGGGCGGGAAGGTGAATTCCCTTCTCTTCAAAGATCAAATCTTTCTTCTCGATCACTTTCGCCGAGCTGAAGCGAAGCCCAGCGAACGCCTCAAGAGCCAAGCGACCGATGCAAGGCTGATCCTTGTTCGCCTCGAACAGCTTGCGGCCCTCGTCGAGGGTTAAGATCTCCACCGGGTTTTCGATCGCCTTGAAGACGGGCACCCGCTCCATCGGATTTTCTGAGAGGAAACGCTTGCGCTCGCACCAAATGAAAAAAGTCTTTAGAAACTTCCGATAGTTGTCTTTCGTTAATGGGTTCATCGACTTCCGGCCCGACTTGAGACTTTGCAGCCAGTCAATGATTTGGTTCTCGTCGATCTCCGAAACCGATCGCCCTGGGAAGGCTCGCGAGAATTGGCCAAGATAATTCTGATAACGCTTTATTGTTCCGTAGTCGATTCCCTCAAGGCCTTTGTGCCTTATGAAATCTTTGACCGCTGCCGAAACACCCATCTTGATCACCGCTTGCCGGTTTATCCATTCGCCCTCGATACGATCCAAATTCTCGATACCTCCAATCCGTTTCTCGAACTCGCACCAACGCTGCCATTTCTCGAGATCTATCTGCGGCATGTCTCTATTTTTGGCGTGTATCTTCGCAAAGTGGATTTGCGCCTCCTTGGTTTCGAAACTCTCTGAAGAATATTTGCCGGTTTTCTTATTGTGGATTCTAACAAGATAAGGCTTCGGCCTATCTGGTCGAGTTTCAAGCCGGATGCCTCGCGGCGGGGTCCAATCGTTCTTTCTGGCCATCGTTGAAGGTTTGGTGAAGGTTACTGTTGAAGGTTTGGTGTAGGTTACACGACGCAAAAGTGCAATACAATACGACGACAAGCGACAAACCACTTACCGCGCAGGTGCTTCTCTATCCCTTTAGATATAAGGGATATGGCGTGTTTAGTGGGTTACAGGGGAAGGGGTTTTCTTTTAGGTGGTGGGAGATGGCAGATTCGCGAGAATCGCTTAAAGCCTAGGTTTATTGGAATCTGTTGCAAGTTTGGTGAAATAAAAGGGGGAAGATTTAGGCCTTCCCCCTTTTATTTCTACCCCTAGTTAGGATTTTATCAGGGTTTCTTCGGAGGTTTTTTTTTCTCTGAAGCTTCCATCAGCAGTCGAACTGATTCCTCCAGAGCTTCGAGTCTCGCTTTCTCTTCATTAGTCATTGGAGGAGGTTTTTCGTCTTTTAGGGCTTTCTCGATTAAGTCGGCTAGAAAGGCCGAAACCTTTCCTCTGTAATAGCTTGCTGCCGCTTTCTCTTTGATGAGATCGGCCACCTCGTCTGTGACATGTGCTGATACTGTGGGCATACGTTTAACTTGATTTTTATAGAAACTATAGAAAAGCGTTTGACATTCAATCTATAGTTTCTCTAGTTCTTATATATTCTATAAAAACTAGAGAATCTAAAGGATGGATGTAAGCAAAGTCACAATTTCAGGATACGTTTCAAGCGAGATCGCCCAGGCAGCCAAGCACGCCGCCGACGACGCGGGGCAAAAATTAGCCTCATGGGTATCAATCGCCATCGAGCAAAAACTAGATCGCGACGGAATGACCCCGGCTCTCCTTGCGGAGAATCGGTCACTCGTGGCCGAGTTTCAGGCAACGGTGGAAATCGCTGGAAAAGATCAAGTAAAGAAAAGTCTCGGTCGGCTTCGTTCGCGGCTCGCAAGAGAGAAAGCACCAGCATGAAAAATACACACCCGATACAGATGGTCCTTGGTTCGTTGGTCATTCAAGAGGAATTGGCCACAAAGCGAGGACAAACCACTTTCGCTATACTCGGCAAGGATTGCGAGGAGTGGGCTATGAATAGCCGTGATAGTTTTTGCGAGATCGAAAGACGAGCGGCCAATATGATTTTGCGCATCGACCTTTATGGGTTTGATGGAGTCTTTCAGGACGCCGAAAGAGAACAGCTTTCAGAGGACGCCACGAAGATCGAAACCATCGCGAGGGAAGGTTTCGTACAATGACTCCGATCGAGCGCCTTATATTTGCAAAACTCGACAAGATCGAGGCGAAGCTTGAGCGCCGTTGGATCGGTGTTTCGGAAGCCATGCAGATAACCGGGTTTTCAAAACGTGAAGTTCAGCGGCGCGCGAAAGATGGCCGCATGAAGTCATTTAGGGTCGGCAACAAATACCGATTTTTAGAATCCGACGTGATTGGAAACCACTAAACCCAAAAAGATACAATGATATGAAAACTGAAATACCGCACAAGGAAATCGAAAAGGAAGAGCTTGGAATCATTAAGAAACTTGCCGAAAGCCTTGGACTAAGAAGGCAGGCTGAAAAAGCCGATCGCCCTTTTCCAGTCATACCGATGCAACCCATCGAGCTTTTTACTTATGGAGTCATCTGTCAAAAGCGAACGAAGATCGAAGAGTATGATGCGGAACTAATTCCGCTTGATTGCTTACAGGCATACAAGCACGCGAAAGATTCGGGCTTGTTTCATAAGTTTGAGATTTGGTCTGTCGAAGAGGTTTCGGTCAATGATCCTGTGATCGTGGGCTATAGTGGGACTGACTTTTTCAACGAAAAGCCGTGTATCATTGCAAGATGGGGAAATGAACTTCTGCCGCTTGAAGTATTGATTCCTGAAGCTAAGAAAATCGTTGCCGATGTAGTTCGTAAAAAGAAACGCCTT